AGCACCACGTAGTTGGTTGCGTCGTATTGACAAAGGCGTTACAAACAACTTTATTTTGTCGTGGACTTTTGACGACTTGCTTTTTTACGGGCGCGCATTTTGGTATATAACCGAGCGCGACGCTTCGGGATATCCTTCGGCGTTCACACGTTTGCCAGCCAATAATATTACAACGCAGGACCAAGCCCAAGGCACGGGCGTATGGTTCGGACCGTCTAAACAAATTTTGTTTCAAGGTTTACCAATTCGTTGGGAAGATTGCGTGCAGTTTTTAAGCCCTATTCAGGGACTTATTTACACTGGCGCAACGTCAGTGGACACCGCGCTAAAACTAGAGCAGGCCCGCAACCGCAACGCAAGCAGTTTGCAACCGGCTTTAACGCTTCGCCAAGTTGGTGGTGAGCCTATGAGCCCGCAGGAATTGCGCGATTTGGCAGCGGCATACGACGAAGCAAGATTTGCAAACGCTACAAGTGCTATTAACGAATTTGTAGAAGTAATCCCAAACACGGCAACACCGGACAAAATGCTTTTGATTGACGCCGCAGAATACCAAGCAAAAGAAATTGCGCGCATTGCAAACGTTCCCGCTTACCTTGTTTCTGTTTCAATTGGAAATTACAGTTATGTTTCGTCAAGCGAAGCGTCAAGGGACCTTTACACTTTTGGCGTTAAACCGTATATAGATTGCATACAAGAAACCCTTAGTGCAGATAACATTTTGCCGCGGGGCACGGGTGTTATGTTTGATATTGAAAGTTATTTAGCCAACGAATACAACACCAATGTTGAAGTGCAAGAAACCCCGGAACAGTTAAGGGAAAGCAATGCTTAGATTAACCCCACAAGAATTAAAGATTGACGCCGCGCAAGGCGACGCGCTGCCACGTAGGACCCTTGCCGGCGTCGCCCTCGAATATGGCGTTGACGCCGTAGTTTCAGACGGCCAAAAGGTCCGTTTTGAAAAGGGCTCTATGCCGTTGGAAGGCAAAAAGCCTAAAATGTACCTCTACCACAATTCCGAAATGCCCATTGGCGTCGTCACCGAACGTACCGAAGTAAACAATTTTGTAATGTTTGAAGCCAAAATAAGCGAAACCGCTTTAGGCAATGAGAGTTTGCAGCTCGCCATGGACGGCGTTTTAGACAGCCTTAGTGTGGGTGCCGTGCCTATTGAATTTAGTTTTGACGAAGCCGGCACCATGATTGTCACTAAGGCCGAGTGGCAGGAATTGTCGCTTTTGCCTTACGGCGCTTTTGAGGCTGCCAAGGTAGAACGGGTGGCCGCCAGTATCCACCAAAACGAAAACGAAGTAGAGTTAAATAGTGAACAGGACCAAGAAAAGGAAGTTACCGATATGTCTAACCCAGTAGAAACACCTTCAGTAGTTGAGGCTTCAACCGTGCAAGCAATTTATGCACAGCCACGCAAATTGCGTTTGCCGTCAACGTCGGAATATATTGCTAGTTATGTGCGCGGCGGTGCAGATTTTGCACAACTAAACGCAAACATTGCAGCTGCTCGAATTGAAGCAGCGCCGGGCGTTGCACCTTTTATTAATACCGAAAGCACGCCCGGAATTTTGCCAGAAATCATCACCGGCAGCGTCTACGATTCGCTAAACCCAATCAGGCCGTTTGTCAGTGCAATTGGGACAAGGGCAATGCCTTCCGCAGGTGCAACTTTCCGCCGTCCAAAAATTACTACCCGCCCGGTAGTAACACAACAGGCCGCACAGTTTGACCAACTAAATGCGTCAACAGTTGTCGTGTCAAACAACGACATTACAAAACTAAGTTTTGGAACGTTTGTTACGGTGTCCGAACAAGACCTTGATTGGTCCGACCCTTCGTCAATTGACATCATTTTGAACCAGTTGGCAATCGCTTATGGTCAGGCAACCGACAACTACGCAGTAGACACTTGCCACGCAGCAATCACACAAACCGCAAGCGTTGCCGACACCGCAGTTGGCGCCGATTGGGTTGCAGCAATCTACGACGGTGCACGTCAAATTTCGGAAACTTCCAACTACTTGCCTACGCATATGGTTGTTACACCTGCCAGTTGGGCTGCATTGTCAAGTTCAGTAGATGACGCAAACCGCCCAGTGTTCCCATACACAGGTGCGCCTAACCTCATGGGTCAAAACGCTGCAGGTAACGCCGCTTCAACAACATGGAACGGCAACCCGCTTGGGTTGGTGTTGGTTGTTGACAAACACGCACCGGGTTCGTTTATGGGCCACGCTGCAGGACCTGCCGCAGGCTTCGAGTTCTACGAACAGCAAAAGGGCGCTATCAGCGTTGAAGTACCGGCAACCTTGGGCCGCACAATTGCGTTCCGTGGTTACGCTGCAGCCTTCATGGCAGACGCCACCAAGTTTGTTAAGTTCGTCTGATAACCGAAAGGTAGGCCTTTATGGCCGTCTATTCGGTCCAACAAAAATACCTAACCGACAATTACGCGGTTGTTGTATTAGTAACTAACGCCGACCCTTTAGAGGTTGGTCAGTCGGTAACTATTGCAGGGGTTGACGCAACTTTTAACGGCACGTACACCGTTTTTGAGTTGCCCCAGTTCTATTTCACTGGCGTAGATGACCAAGGCTTTTTTCATTACGACATTGAAGCGCCTATTGCCAATCAGGTGTTGTTTGCAAAAACAGCCAACAACGTGGACATTGTGCCTGCAACCGGCACGGTCACTACAACCCCTACGTGCACTTGGGTTACAACCGACGCGCAAATTGAGGATTGGTTAGGCATTGGCACGGCTACCGCAGCGGACCAAACCTTTATTACACAATGCAGGCAGGCTTCGAACGAATTTGCCTACAGGCGTAGGCGCGAAGCCGGATACCGAAACGAAAGCCTTACAACGGTGCCCAACGCTTCGGTGCTTTTGGGAACAATTGCTTATGCAGGTTTCTTATACCGTCAACGCGGTGCCGTAACAGACTTTGCAGGTTTTGACGGTTTAGCAGCGGGCGGAAGCATGGGCCTTAGCCCAATGATTAAACAACTATTGGGCATTGACAGGCCCGCGGTTGCGTAATGCCTGTTGCATACACCGACCTGTTTAACACGGCCTTAGATGACCTTACAGCCACGTTACAAACGGTTACAGGCTTGCAGGTAGTCAACGACCCTCGAAACCTTGTGCCGCCTTGTGCGTTTATTGACGCCCCGTCGTTTGTGGCATGGAACTACAACATTGTAAAAATTACTTTTCCCGTCCGCCTCATAACCCTTGGACCGGGCAACCTTGACGCCCAACGGTCCCTTATGGATTTGGCTGCCAAGGTATTAGGCGCAAACGTGGCAGTAACAGACGGCCGCCCAACCATTGCCATAATCGGCGGAAGCGAACTAGCCGCCTATGATTTAACAATTGAAATGCAAGCCCAAACAAGTTAGGTGCCTATGTTCATTATTAAAAGCCCCCGCGTTGGTATTGTTGGCACCGAATACGTGCCCGCACCCGGCGTACAAGTAGCAGGCCTAATTTGGGGCGGGTTCATAGTCGAAGTCCTAGACGAAGTAACCGAGGAAGTATCCACACCCGCACCGAAAAAAGGTGCTAAAAATAAGAAAGCAACGAAAGAGGATTAAACACCATGGCAACAAGCACTTACCTTTCCAACCCAGTCGTAACCGTTAATAGCGTTTCGCTAACCGACCAATGCACCGCGGCAGTATTTACGCACCGTTTTGACCAGTTGGAAAATACGACTTTTGGCAAAACAAACCGTAGTTACCAAGCGGGATTGAACAACAGCGAAGTGACCTTGACGCTCTACCAATCATACGAGGCTTCAGAAACTTACCAAACACTTGCAGCGCTAGTAGGCACAACTACCGTTATTACGGTTGCAGACAGTGCCGGCGGTGACGTTTTTACCCTAACCGGGGGATACCTAACCGAAATGCCAGTGATTAACGCAACTTTGGGCGAATTGTCAACCATTGACATAACCTTTGTTGGCGGCGCTTACACCGTTGCATAATTAGTGCCGAACAATCGGCCCGACACGAAAGAGGCAAGCAATGCAATTAACCCTTCAAGTAACCAAC